GACAAAGCACAAGGCTTTCTTCCAAACCTTAATCTCTTTAAGTTCCGACCGTACAGTCGTTGTCAAGTCACTGGCTAATTGCCTAGACATGCGGGCCAGCTCGCTTTTAAGTGACCGGCTGTCGGAACCGCTAAGATCAAGTCGTTTGCCTGCTTGACAAACGACACCTGCCGCAGAACTGGCCTTTAACTTAGCAACATAGGCACCGCAATCGCGCTCAGCCCTGCCGTGCCGTTCAATTTTCTCACGCAAATTGTCGGCTATGCTCTGAACAACGTCACGCATGGGTGTCGCGGTATTTGAAGAAACTCCAGTGATGAAATCGTGTTTAAATGCATTCCACATGTACCAAGGAAACGCGTCAAGGCCTTCGTTGCAATCCGCGCATTTAGCCAGTTCCGCCTGGTATTTCTTATAATCTAATCTACCGGTCTCATTTCTATATTGTGGCTTAACCTCAATATAATAAGGATGGCTAAACCTACGGACAACAGCTTCAGGCTCGTGTATAAAATTGCGGGCCTGCTGATCAATGGACTTAGTGTTGCAGGTAGCCAACAGGAACTTCGAGCCAAAAAATATTTTCCCCTTGCTGGCCACGTCGGCAAAATCTAAAGGAAAAGCCCAGCTCGAAACCATTTTAATAATAGACATAAACTCATTGTTGACGTCCGTTGGATCGCCCTTAGCTTGAAAGGCATCGTCAAAGACAAAAGCCTCCTGTTGGCAATAACCGTTATAAAATTTGCTGTTGGACATTTGCATGATAGAAGCCTTAAGTTCATCATAAGAAGCGTCAGCCTTTAAGCCACTAAGCTTCAAAACTGACATACAAATGTACATTGTCATAAGAGTCTTACCAATGCCGGGCGCCCCCGTCAAAACAGCAAACTCAGGCTCAAGCCTGAAATTGTATCTAGAATTCAAAGAGCCCTGGTAGGGCAACAAAATGTTATATAATTTAGCCATGTATTCGTCAATGCTTCTAGCCGTGGGAGTTCCTCGAAAAAACTCCTTAAGCCCATGTCCGTCTTGTAATAACTTAACTAAGGTGTCAATAGCGTCTGAATTCAAATCACTAGCACTAGTGTTCAGTTCCAAAATAACCGTGTCGGCTTGTCTAGCCCAACGCTTAACAGGAGCATCAGCGCTCTGGAACAATTCAATGCGCTCCTTGCCAATCTTCTCCCTAACGAAATTGCACATAGTCTCTATTGCAGTCATAGACCACTTAATAAAGCACTCCCAACCTCCGGAAGCACGTTCCAGCATGGAAATCCGCTTCACAAACTCCGTAACCTTGTTGGGGCTAAGCTTGCCACCAAACACAGAAAAAGTAAACAAAACCGCTAGCAGCTTAGAAACGCTACCTGTAGGGCTCTGTAGTTTAATATCGCCATACCGAAAGAAATCGGCGATATTACTCCAAAGATTATGTGGTAGCAATGTGGGTAAAGCTGCAGCGACCGCAAACGACGCGACTGGACTCACGTTAGGCAGCTTGTTAAGAACATACCACAAAGTGAGAACTAAAGGAATCGTCCATAGATAACCTTTAACCTGCTTCTTCAAAGAATCCCGCAAATTAG